GAATTAGTGGCGTTGAATAATCATCTATTCGTTACTTTCGCACAATCAGGTGGTGAAGTACCAAGTGGTATCTCTTTGATGATTAAAGACTTAGAACGCCACGAAGATTTTATTGATGATAAAGAATTATATCGTCAATATGAAAAAGAGTTCTACAAAGTAGAATATGCACTATCACAAGTAAACAATCTCGGACTACCTGAAGTTTCTCAATTTGGTGTAGACTTTGCAGAGGTAGAATATCCTATGACTACACAAGATAAGATTATGCTTAATGAGTATAAGTTGAAACACAATTTAACAACTGAAGCAAAAATATTAGCTGAAGAAAATAAAGACTTAACAATCGAAGATGCTAATAGAATCATTGAAGAAAACGCAAGTATAAATCAACCATTGGTAGTCGAAGATGCGAATAACCGTAAAGAGTAATGTTTATTTTAAACGCCTAAAAGGCAGAAAAGTTCCTAAGTTAATTCTTGAACAATTATTAAAACCTCTCGGTAGAGCTGCACTAAAAAAAGTACAAGATGCTACAAAAAATGGTGTAGATATAAAAGGACAGCCATATCCAGACTATACAGAAAACTATAAGGTATGGTTAGACAAAAAAGGATATGGTAGAGATAAACCTCGCAATATGCAATTAAAAGGAAATTTAAAAAATAGTATTCCAATAAAAATATTTACCAACGAACAAGCAAATAGAGTTATAGTTGCACCCAAAAGAACATTAGCACGAAACTCTGTTGGTGACTTCTATCCTGCACATCATTTATACGAACACGCAAAAAATAAAGAGAAAGGTGTCAGAAAATGGTTTTTTACTAATGAGGAATTGCCTACATTATTAACAGACTCTAACCTTCTTGGCAATGTCTATAAGATTTCTAAAAAGAACTTAGAACGAGAATTGCAAAAAGAATTAAAAGGTAAAATGAGAATCATCGCAGGAAAAAAAATAGAATTATAATATGGACGATTTAATCAAAGAACTGTACAAAATGGTAAAAGAACTACGAAGAATCTCTGAAGCTAATAATGATTTACTTGGGTTTATTTGTAAAAAGGTTGCACCAAACAAAAAAATATATCAAGAAGATATATCTGTAGATGAAATGATGTTTATTTCTATGGAAATGTCAGAAATCTTTGAAAAATACGATGTTATGCCTGACGAGTATGGTCTTGCTTAGCTTCCAACTCTGCTAATTGTTCTAACCACTTTCTTTTCTCTGTATGCGTAGGTCTGCGTGATGGTAATGGATCTAATCCCACTTTCTTAGCTCGTTGTAATAACGCATATCTATTTGCTCTATCCTCACGCATTTTTTGTCTGGAAGGTTTCTTACCTTTTTTAATTCTATCTAAGCGTTTCTTTTCTTTCATCTCACGCTTTTTCGGTTTGTCGTTTATGGGATTTCTTTCTGGAAGCGTATCCAGTATTTCTGTAACCTCTTCGCTTTCTGCGTCTATAATATCGTCTGCATCTATCTGTTCTGCCTTTAAGAACTTCTCAAATGGACTATCTACGGTTACATTGATGTTCTTTACCAGTTTTCCTGAATGTTCTAATACCAGACGCCCAGCCTGGACATTACCTTCCACTGCTTCACGAATCATACTATTTAACACCATTGGCAACTTAGCATTGAATGATACCATATACTTTTTATAATACATATCAACAAAACGGTCATCTGCAAACCAGCTATGAATGGTTGCTGGTGACATTTTTAATTCCTCTGCTAATTCTTTTTTAGTGATTTCTGGATTATGAATTAATATATCAATAGCAGCAAGTTGATTTGCTTTTTTTAATTCGAGATTACTCATCTACCTTGTCCTCTATATTTTTTCTTGTAATACTTTTTAGAACCTTTTGTCCCGTACTTCGTATTCGTGCTATTACCTTGTCGAGTTTTTTTAGCACCATTTCGCTTAATAGTACGGTCTTGAAATAATGATTTTTTCATTTAGCGTATTTCAAAATAATACTTTTCTTTAAAGGGCTACCTTTTAACTTCTGTTTGATAGACTTCTTGCGTTGTCCAAATAGTCGTGTTGGTATAAAGTTTCTGGCTGTACTGGTAGTAACGTTCACGAGTGACTCTTTATTACTGGTACATTCATTGTTAATGAAGAACCTTTGTGTTTTTTATATCCACTTCTTGGATTCTTCATCAATTTAAACTTACCCTTCTTTTTCATAAAGTGATACCCTCTTGGTGCTTTCACTTTCATTTCTTTTTACCCTTGCTCATTTTCTTTTTTTTCTTTTTACCTTTGTGATATGGCATAGCTATTTCCTCTTTTTAAAATTTTTCTTTGGACAAGATGTAATATATTCTATTCTGTTTTGTATCTGTAATCCTGTGTGTAATCCACAATAGATTATGTCCTTTTCCTTTCCAGCAAAAGCACATCTTCTTTTGATTAAAGAACAGTACTCAAACATACTAATCGATGTCTAATTCTTTGCGTAATGCTTTATCTGACATTGAAGCTGGACTATTTATGACCAAAGTTGGCTTAGAAATCACTCTTTTTACCAAGAATTGCTCATCTTTACACAAGCATAATTCCAATGGATCATCAGTCATTTTCTGCTGAACTTCAAATACTTTATCGCATTCTAAACATTTATAATCGTATTTAGGCATACACACAATTTAATCAAGAATTATTGAGAAATACCAATAAAAAACCCTCAAAATCTTGGATTGGTTGTCTAGTAAAAAACCGACAAAAATCATCACCTTGAAAATTCCTCTAACTGTAACAATATCGTCGTTTACAGACATTTTTTATTTCATTGATTCTTAAATAAACTGTATTAAATTATTACTATTTATATGGTCGTTAACTTTGGTTTTGCAAGGAATACTACTACACAAACAATGCTAGGTCTAATCCTCCTTATAGGGGGTAAAATTAACAAACAAGAAACAAACAAAGAAAAAAACATTGATCTAACCAAGCAAACAAGCAACAAACAAGAAACAAACAAAGAAAAAAACATTGATCCTTAGGCGTTTAAAAAGTTAGGGTGTAAGGTTGATAAGGTAATTCAACAACATCAAACAAAAAGAAATGTTTAGGAAACATAAAAAAAAAGTTTGCATATTAAAAAAAAGTGTTTTAAGTTGTTTACATAATGAGATTAACAAACAAAAAAGAGGTTTAAGATGATAGAAACATTGATATTAACATCGTGTGTAAGTATAGGAATTTTCAGTAGTTTTTTAATGGAAAGAAATGAAAAAAAATTTAACAAACAAAACAAATAAACAAAGGGCTAACAATGAACATTAAAACAAAAGCTTTTATAACATATTTTGAAAACTTACACCATATCAAACAACAAAAAAGAAAAGAGATAATAACAAACATTTTAGAGTTTGTTTTTACTCTCTTAATGTTCTTTTGCTTTTGGTTGCTGTTGGTATTGGTCAACATATAAAGGAATACAAACAATGAAAGAAAAAACTTTTAAAGCAATTAGTATAGATAAAGACAATAAAAACTATTTAATAGTTCAAAATAAATTAGAAAACAAACACTATAAAAAGTTTGGTTATTTATATGAATTAGAAATATTAAATTATTTTTCAGGTACTGATAACCATAAATTTTTTGAAGATTATCAAGAATTAAAAAAAGAATTAAAAGAAGATTATAATATTATTATAACTCAAAAAGATTTTAAATAATTTTATTAACAAACAAACAAAGAGCAAACAATGAGCAAAGACAATAGGACATTAAGCGGTAAAAAATCAGATAAACAAAAAGATATAAAAAAAATAAATAATTGGTTATTAGATGAGCTAGGCGTAAAAGATGAAACTAATCAATTAGCGGACATTTTTTATAGTGGACTAGTAGACAAAAAAGAAAAATAAGTAAAAAAACACGCATACTAATATTCAAAAAAAATATTTTAACGCCTTTAAGGGCTAATTTAAGAGCTAGTTTTTTTATAAAAAGATTTTTATTAATAACAAATAAGGAAAAAAAAACAATGAGCAAAGACAAACAAAAAGAAATGATAAAAGAACTAAAAAAAGCGTTTCCTAAGGGATCAACCGCATATACCAAATTAATACATTGTAGTAAAAGCGGTATGACAAGAATAATAGGTGTTATTGGAATTAAGAAAAATGAACCGAGTTATTATTCTTATAAAGTATCTGAACTATTAAATTATAAATGTTCTGATAAATTTGGTGAATATGGGGTTAAAGTTGGCGGTTGCGGTATGGATATGGGATTTCATTTGATATACTCTTTAAGTAATGTTTTATATAAAGATGGATACGCAATTAATCAAAGATGGATTTAATATAAACAACATAAAAAACTATGCTAATGAGTTTTTATTTATAGTTTTTAGATTTAGCAAACAAACAAGGAAGAAAAAATGAAAAATTATTCAATTAATAATAAGTTTATATTTTTTGAGATATGTAATGAATTTTTAATAGATCCTTACATTGTCTTAGAAAATGATAATATTATTGATTTATTAAAATCAACCAAAAAAAATAAAACTTACAAACAATGCTCAAAAGACCAAAAGAAACTCAGAGAAATATTAAAAAATGAGTTTTAACAGGTTAAAAAGCCGTTTATTTAATTATAGACGGCTTTTTTAATATATAAGGTTATACAATGAAAAAAGGCGAATTAATAAGGATCTCAGGGGGTTATAAAAAATTTTATAATAAATTAAAAGATATAAAAAGAAATGATCCCTGTTTATGCAATAGTAATAAAAAATTTAAAAAATGTTGTCTTAATATAATAAGGGGTTTATAAAATGATACAAGAATTAATAGATTTTACAATTATTTATTTTACAATATTAATTGTTTTATTATGGTTATTAACTATAAAAGATCAATTAAATATGAATAATAAATATAATAATAACAAAACAAGGAAACTATAAAATGAAAAAAGATAATTACGATATAAAATATTTAAAGAGAACTTTACAATTATATTTAGATATGCTTGATACATATGGCTATATAAAAAGTTATTCAATTAAAGAAGATACGGAAGATTTAATAAAATTACTTAAACAACATAAGGAAACTATAAAATGAAACCTACAAAAGATGAAATTTCATCTATATCAAAAGCAATATATAAACATTATAATATTAATAAAGATGATTTATATATTGATCCAGAACGCATAGCAATAATAAGAAATT